GAGGTAAAGAATCTGAAGGTGTTAAATTTTGGGGATTCGGTAAAACTGTATATCAAGAATTACTTGGTGTAATTGCTGACCCTGATTATGGTGACATCACAGATGCTACTAATGGTAGAGATATTGGTATAGATAGACAAACACCTGCTGAAGCTGGTAACCAATATGGTAAAACTACTGTAAGAGTTAAACCTAATCAGACAACGATTACTGATGATGCTACTTTACTTGAAAGTATTATGGATAATCAATCTGATTTGACAGAACTTTACAATGAACCAACTTATGATGAGTTAAAAGATGTTCTTCAAAATTATTTAAATCCAAGTGAAGATGATAATTCTGAAACAACTACAACTTCGAATGGTGCTGCTGCTAAAACTACAACTACTGAAGCTGCTAAAACTGAAACACCAAAAACAGAAAATGTAGAAGACGCTTTTGACCAATTATTCAATAGTTAATCAATAATTAATTGTTAATGGGTGAGATGAAATTCACATATGAAACTTCTCACGATGAATACAAGTATTCATAGCATCACTCTCTCACTCATAACATAATAGGAGAACAATATGTCAGAAAAAGACGAATTGGCTGGGATAATTGCCGATGAACTGAATAAACAATTCAAACATCAACAAGTTGCATATTTTTTAGAAGAAGATGTGAATCCAACTGATGTTACGGATTTCATTTCGACTGGTTCTACAATGTTAGATTTAGCAATTGCTAATAGACCAAATGGTGGTGTTGCTGTAGGTAAAATCACCGAACTAAATGGTTTAGAGGGTAGTGGTAAATCTTTGATTGGTTCTCATCTATTGGCTTCAACACAAAAGAAAGATGGTATAGCAGTTTATATAGATACCGAATCAGCAGTATCTCAAGAGTTCTTGAGAGCTATTGGTGTAGATACAAGTAAAATGTTATATGTTCATTTGGAAACTGTTGAAGAGATATTTGATACTATTGAAACAATTGTCACTAAAATCAGAGAATCAAGTAAAGATAAGTTAGTAACTATTCTTGTTGATTCATTAGCAGCTGCTTCTACTAAAGTAGAAATGGATGCTGATTTTGATAAAGATGGTTGGGCAACAGCCAAAGCAATTATCATATCAAAAGCTATGAGAAAAGTAACTCAAATGATAGCTCGACAAAAAGTCGCATTGGTTTTCACAAATCAATTAC